GCCACGCTTGGGGTATGGTCGCCGTCCACAAGGATATAATCGAACTTCTCGCTTATCGTGGGAATTATCTCCAGGGAACTGCCCACCTTAAACTCTATATTATCCGTCGGAAGGTTCAGGTGCCGCAGGTTCATCTTCACTATCTCCGGAGAGATAAAGCCGTCAGCGAATACATCGCATAGAACGACCCTCACATCCTGGGGCTTTTCCATAGCCGATAAGAGTTGGCATATAGAGATGCCTGTCCTGCACCCTATCTCAAGGACGCTTGCTGGAGGGCATTGTGAAGCCATATTCCAAAGCAGGTGGTAATAGTCAACAAAGGAATTTCCCCGCTTTTTATAGTGCCAGAGATACGCCTCATAGTAGGTATCTCCTGGGTTAATTTTCTTTAATGAACGCAGGACATTGAACACAGCCGCGTTGACTACGGGCTGGTGATACATTACCGAACTTAAAAAGGTAAACTTTTCTTTACTGGTCATCTCTCGCTCTCTCCCTGGGCACTTCTTCCGCGAACTCACACCCGCATTGCGTACATTCGTATTCGTGGCAGTAAGCGCCTCTTATTGTTTTAGAGTAAACCGTGCCGCTTACGGTCTTTACTCCTTTGAATACCAGATACTCCGCTTTTTTACATTTAGGGCACGCTTCAGGCATTGACCATCTCCATAATAGGCGTCAACTCAAGCATACCGCCCTCATAATACCGCTCTATTGACCTTACCACATCCTGCGGATGGATAAGGCGCATACACAGGGGAACGCCGTCTTTCTTATTGTGGCAATCGCTGTTCTTTGACTTCCAGCACCCGTCATAAGTAGCGCAGGGCAGGCAGCCGTTGACATAGAGAAATTGATGATTAGGATACAACTCCCACCTTGTCCCCTCCCTTGCCCCCGCTACGACCACACAGGGTTTGCCTAACGCCGCTGCCATATGCATAGGCAGGGATACGCAGGTCAACACGCCCTCGCTATGATAAATAAGGCGGGATAATTCCCTGATAGAGGTCTGCCCCACTAGGTCAATTGTCCCATCCAACGCCTTATGATTATGCTCCCTTTGCCCTATCTGGACAAAGCGCACCTTATCACGGAGCAGGTTGACTACCTCCTGGTAGTAAGGATACTGCTTTAAGGTGTAATCGCTCTTGCTCCCGGCGTTTATCACCCAATACCTGCCCGTGTATCCGTTCTTGACCACTACCGGGCTGGGCCACTCTTTCTCATTCTGGGATAAGTAAAGCTCCGGCCTTACGCTGTCCTGTTGTATCTTTACCCCCAAAACTTCTTCGAGCCACTCGGTATGACCCTGGCTGAAATGCGCTCCGCACGTGCCGGAGCGGTGGATAAGCGGATAGTGCATATCTATAACTAAAATATCCCCGAGCTTCCCGGTATGACTTGCAACCGACATATCGGGAGGGGCGACATTAGAGAACTTGGTGTTTAGTATATTAAAATCTGTTTCAGAGAAATTGAGATGAGTTATATGCGGATTATTCTCAAACAGCTGATTGCAAGGCGTGCGGACATCAACCTCATACTTTCCCGGATAGTTGCGATGAAGCTCACGGATAGCCGATGTCATCACAAGAATATCCCCGGGGGCAAGCCTGTTGGCAAGCAATAACCCCCGAGGCGAGCCTGTATTCACGTTTACCGCTTTTACTTGTCTTTCTTCCCTTTCTTCTTTACCTTGCAGGGCATTGTATAATTCTCCTTTTATCGCCCGTTTTTTATATACGAACGCCGGGTGAGCGAGGCCGCCGTCGTATCCGGCGATCATCTTATTGAGCACCGGGTTATCGGATAATTCCTTATCTGTAAATAACGGCTCAACCTGTTCAAAAAAGCGGCTTATCTCCGCCCTCAAGTCTACCCCCAAGAACCTATCATCAAAAAAGCCTTGCCCGTCAAAGCGTATCGCCATACGATAGTCGGACGAGCAATAGATGAATACTCCGTCATCCTTAAGGTGGCTGTATATACGCTGTAAGATTTCCCTTATCTCAATGGCGGGGGCGTGCTGTAAGACATAGACGCAATAGATAAGGTCATATTGTTTGGTTATTTCGTGGGGAAGGATAGTATCAAAGCGGGGGTCGTTGACATATTCTTTTGCCTGTTTTAGCATATCAGGCGACGCGTCAAGCCCGGTAAGCCATAGAGTTTCTTTCTGCGCCAGGCACTCTTTAGAAAGCCTGCCGACACCACAGCCGTAATCAAGGACACAACGCGTCCCCTCGTGTTGCCGGGGAAGCCGTGCGAGTATCGCTTTAGCAAAAAGCGGTGTTTCTATTTTCCACCGCTCTTGCATAGTAAAACCGTTGCAGTCGCCGACTACCTCGTGCTGTCCGTTCTCAAATGTCTTCGCCTTGAATAAATTATGCTCCATTTATCTCCCTCTCCCTTTGCCGTTAAGGCAGGGCAGGGAGTTGCCGCTCCCCGCCCGCCCGTGTTTACTTATATGTTATCCTCGCATATACCGAGCCTACTGTTGCGCCTTTGTTAAAGAATATCCCGACGGTAAACGGTATTCCTTCCGGGAAGTTAAGCTGGTAAATCCCGTTAGCGGTGGCATAGGGAATGACTATCTCGCTATTACCTCCCGCCATTGAAAGACCATTTACTATCGTGCAGAACTCGCCCACCGTGCACCCTATCCACGCAAGAGTGATAGAGATAACGGTTCCGGGCCCTGTCCGCACAAGCGTATCCGCAGTTAACATTGCGGTTGTATCTGTGGTCGCGTCCCTTTTCATTTATCTCTCCTTATCCTACGCTTTCAGAGCTCGAAGATGAGCTGCTGGATGAGCTGCTGCTTGATGAGCTGCTGCTTGATGAGCTACTGCTGGATGATACGCTCCCGATACTTTCAGAACTGGAACTTGACGAACTACTGGAGCTGGAACTTGACGAGCTGCTTGACGATGAGCTCGATGAACTACGGCTACTACTTGACGAGCTGGAACTTGATGAACTTGATGAGCTTGAACTCAAACTTGAGGAACTTGAGCTCGATGAACTTGAACTCATTGAACTTGAAGAGCTCGATGAACTTGAACTTGAGCTGGAAGAACTTGACGAACTTGACGAACTAAAACTGGAACTTGAACTTGAACTGGAGCTCGAGGACGATGAGCTGGATGAGCTCGAAGAAGATGAACTCACTACCACATCGCCAATACCGTATGTCGTGCGATAATCAGCGTCGGTAAGTGTAGCGTCAGCGTCAAGTGCGGACAAGAATAAATTAAACTTATCCAACATCTGATCGAGAAAATCAACCAAAGCTCCCTGGTCAAAACCGAGCGGCTTTACTTTAGCGTCGTTAGTATCCACCAAATAGGAAGTGGAATATTTTAAGTTAGTGAATATGGTCGTCCCTGCTATCCCATCATCGGCAGCGCAAGCGTCCATAACGGAGTTGTAATCACTCCGCAGCTGGCTGCATAAAGACACCATATCACCTTCCCATATCCCGTTCGGTCTGACACCTATTCCGTAAGTAGAGCCTATTGTCGGGTCGGTTATCCCGTAAGTTGTCGCCCAGGTAGTATCTCCAGTATCAGTATCAAGTTTCGTAAGCGCAGCGTTCCAGTTTGTTACCAGGGTGTATAGCAGGTCGTAAAGACCTTTCTGCCAATAGCCCCGTTTTTGGATTATCTCGCTGTATCCCATAATTCTCCTTGTAAGAAAAGGGGCGGACTTATCGCCCGCCCCGCTTGCTTATTTACCCAATACTGTGATACTGACGGTTGTGCCGGTGAACTCATCGGCTGCCTGTCCATCAGGCTGCTTGGAAACTACTGTTATCACCAAGCCGGAATAAGACACCTGGATTTCAGAGAAATCCGTATCCATACCGCCGGTGATGACCGCTCCCACGATACCCGCTATTTCAGAGATACCGTGAGTGGCTTCAGTCAGGGTGATAGTATCAGAAGCCGAAGCGATGGTAGCGGTGATTATAAATAACTTATAATCTCCCGATAGCTCGCTTCTCTTTGCTAATGTTCCCGTAATTGCGCCCATTTCTTTATGCTCCTTATTTTAGTGGGGAGAGGATTTCTCCCCTCCCCAAGTTAACTGACTATTACGCGGTAGACGCAGCGTCGGAAGCGGTGAACATTGTTATTACGCCGTAATCAAGAGAATTGAACATCGGCTTCAATGTCCCGAATATCGCTCCGCAACACACGCTGAACTTGTTTTTATAATCCTTGTATTCCTCAACCCAATTGACCTTCTGCCCCCAGGCGATAACGCCAGCCTGCTGTCCGCAAAGGATATTGCGGGCTACATAGGCAGAGCTGTCGCCG